CCGAGTCCTGCTAGCGTATTACCTATTGCAACAATGGTTGCTCCCGTTGCTACAAGCGTGCTTCCGATTGCTGCTACCGTTACTCCTTGGTTAATAAGGTTCTGAGAAGTAGTTGCTCCGATCCCTAGACCCGTTGTTCCTATTGCGACTCCGGTAATACCAAGGGCAACAGCGGTTGTTCCGAGCGCTACAGCCGTTGTGCCAAGGGCGACACTCGTGGTTCCAATTGCGTTAATTGTAACTCCTAAGGCAACGGCAGTTGTTCCTAGGGCCACGCACGTTGTTCCAAATGCAATACCCGTAGTTCCAAGAGCATTATTTGCGGCTCCCCATGAAACAGATGTCGTTCCTAGAGCTACGTTTGTGGTTCCAAGCGCAACATTTGTTGTCCCAATTGCTGCAAGTGTCGCTGAGACTGCTGTGAGAGTCGTATCCATTGCCTGAAGTGGATCAAGGGCTCCAGTTAAATATCGAATCGTATTATCTGTAAGAGTGGCTCCGCCATCTACGACAAAGAAAATCGGAAAGGTTGGGTTCCAGGTAAACTGATAAGCTCCTGTTCCAGAGATGATCTCGGTGATGCCCGGTCCAGCAACGGTTGTGCCGTCTGCCTTGATAAAAGAGATCATCGTGGGAGTTAGCCCCGTGAAGTCTGATGGCTTCGTGTTACCAAATTTAAGCCAATACGTTTTAGACATCTATGCCTCCCAGCCGCTTATAGGAATTTTAAAGCTTAAGAAAAAAACCTGTCCAGATATTCCAACCCCTGAGCCGGTTGATTTCGTTACGGCTGTTGAGGCCGTGTTGTGGCCAAAAAAGAGGCCGTTATTAGTCGATCCGTCATAAACAACGTAGTTATACTGCTGAGCCGTGTTGATCTGCACACTTGAGGAAGTCTCAGAGTTATAAGTCCCAACGTTTGTTGAGTTTTGAGTTGAGAGCTTTGCTGTATCAATAACGTAACCCGAAGGAAGAAAAACCATAGCTGTTGCCGCAGTTGGGGTCCCACAAGTGGCATTCCCGATAACCTCATAAGAGTCCCCATGGCGGCGAGAAAAGAAATTGGCATTAGTTAAGGTGCCAAAGCCCGTAAAGCCAAGGCCTGCCTCAGTTACCCACTTAGTCGTAGCCTCGTGAGTGAGCATGTCCCAGTTAGACCCATCACTTGCTAGCGTCCACTCCTCATATTGAGTAACCAAGTGAACAAGTGTCGGGCCACCATCAATTGTCTGATTAGACTGAGTTGAGATGATTATAGGCTTAGTGGGAGTGCTATCTGTTCTCTTTAAAAAGAAGGTCTTTCCCGTATTTCCTGAAGCTGAGGGGAGGGTGATTGTAAAGGTTCCTCCAGAGCCAGAGGCTAAGACCGCATCATTATTTGCATCTAACGTTATGTTAGCTGTTACTGAAGTGACGCCTATATTTGTAGGCGTCGGAGCAACCGATTTCCACAAGAGTCCGGTTGTCTGGCTTGGATCTACAGTTAAAAGCTGACCATTTGTTCCAACGGGAAGCCTTGTAACGGCTGTACCAAAAACTAAGATATCACCCTTTGTTGTAAGCGGAACTCCGCCTTGAGGCAGATAAATGAGCTGACTATCCACTTAGCCTCCCCACAGTGATATTGGAACGGAGAAGTTAAGAATCATGGTCTGAGATGAAGTAAAAGCGCCTGAGCCCGTATTTTTATCAAAGGCTCCTGACGTTGTGGATTTAGCAAAGTAGAGATTTGATGTATCAGAGCCATCATAAAAGGCGTAAGTAGCGTTTGTTGATGTTGCAATGTTGTTTGAGCCCGCCGTTGTTTCAAAACAAAACCCAACTACGACACCATTTACGTTAGCAAACTTGGCCGCATCCATCGTGTAAGGAAGCGTGACCTTTGCCACAACCGCGGTTGCCGTTCCAATTGTGCATGTGCCACGAACCTCGTAAGTGTCCCCGTTTCGACGCCAAAAGAAGTTTGAGTTTGAAATTGAGCCAAGGCCCGTAAAGGTGAGGCCTGATTCAGCAGCCCACGCAGTTACCGTCTTATGCTTTTGTGTAAGCCAATTAGCCCCGTTACTCTCGACAATCCAAGACTCCCCTGAAGTGTTTAAGTAGTTTGTCACAATACCATCAACCGTCTGAGAAGAGGTCGTTGCTATCTTAACTGGTTTTGTTGGGGTGTTATCCGTACGCTTAAGATAATAGACCTTGCCAGTATTGTTAGCCGCGTCTGGAAGAGTTACCGTGAAGGTTCCTCCTGAGCCGTTTGTAAGCACAAGATCATTTGTGGCATCAAGAGTAATGTTTCCTGTGACGGCAGTAACTCCTAAGTTAGGAGAGCCTGAAAGAGCGGGCGTCGACCACTTAATCCCCAAAGGCTGAGCCGAGTCTGCCGTTAAAGCCTGCCCGCTTGAGCCTAAAGCAAGAGCAGCTAGACCTGTTCCAAAGGTTAAGATGTCCCCTTTAGTTGTAAGCGGAACACCCGCTGAGCTTGGTTTGGTTAAGAGATCAAATGACATTTATGCTCCCCAGTTCGCAATTGGGACAGAGAAGAAAAATGTGAAGACGTTAGAAGTAATAAGGATTCCGTTTCCAGTTCCTTTGGTCAGAACGCTTGAGCCAGAGGCCTGGGCAAAGTAAAGGTTTGCCGTATCTGATCCATCATAGAAAACATAGGCAAGCTTGTTACCGGTATTGATGTTAGAGGCGGCCGAGTTTGTACCGTTATGTTGACCTAAAATAGTTGAGTGGTTTGCGCTTAACTTTGCTGAATCAATCACAAGACCTGATGGCAGGGCAATTGAGGCTGTCCCTGACGTTGATGTTCCAGCCGTGATTTCTCCCATAACCTCATATGTATCACCCACTCGACGAGAAAAGATGTTTGAGCCCGAAACCGTTCCAAAGGCTGCTGAAAAAGTAAGGCCTGATTCTGCAGCCCATGGGCCCATTGTCTTATGTGAGCGAACGTTCCAGTTAGAGCCATCGCTAAAGACAACCCACTGCTCATATTGAGTCGCTAAATAAACCGGCTGAACTCCATCAATTGTTTGAGAGGAGGTTGTTGCAATCTTAACAAGCTTACTTGGAGTATTATCAGATCTCTGAAGATAAAAGGTTTTTCCAGTAATTCCGGAAGCTGTTGGTAAAGTAATCGTAAAGGTTCCGCCACTGCCAGACGCACTCACTAAATCATTGTTAGAATCTAGAGTAATATTTGAAGTAACGGCTGTGTAGCCTAAGTTGGGAGCCGAAGAGGCAAGGGCTGCCCACTTATTTCCAGTTGTTTGAGCTGGATCAGCCGTAAAGTAGGTGTTATTTGCACCAACGCTTATACCAACAGGAGCGGTTGAGTAAGTTAATATCTGACCCTTCGCTGAAAGAGGAACTCCACCCGACGGCTTTGTTAAAAGGTCAGCACTCATTTTCTATCGTCCTTGATAGAAGGGCCGGGGACGTAGAACGGAGGATTGCCCGCAAACTACGCCCCGCCCGATTTTTAAATCAATCCTAGAAACACTCTTACATCTTGAACTGGTCGAACAACAAAGCTTCCAGCAACGCCATAAATAGCCGCCGTGGAACCTCCGCCTACCTCATACCCAATGTTATCATTCGGCATAAGCTGAAGCAAAGTTGAGCCGCTTGCTGGCAGACTAACTCCGCCAAGAGCCACTCCGCTTGTCCCAAAGGCAGACGGGCTAAAGGTTGATCCAAGAGACCAGCTTGTGAAGCCGGCCCCTGGGATAAATCTGTTAACCATTAGCCTAAAGGTGACTTGGGCTGTGGGATTATAAAAAGCTAAATTCCCAACCTCAAGCACACAGGGAAGCGGAATGTATGCAAGAATACCCGTCTCACCGTTTGTTTGAGACCCATTAACACACACATTAATCGGAATCCTTTGAAAGGAACTATCCGACGTTCGATTAATGACTCCCATGCATCACCGATTAAAGGATGCCGAAATAGCTTCGGATATCCTGAATTGGCTGAACAACTAAATCAAGAGTCCAACCAGTTGTTGCATCCGAGCTTGAAGCACCCTGAAGAACGATTAGCACGTCGTTAGCTAAAAGGTTCAAAAGAGTAGATCCTGCAGCAGCAATCTTTAAGCCGGTTGAAGTTACGCCGCTTGTTCCATAGGCAGGAGGTGTATTGCTTGTACCTGTAGCTAAGGTAATAGCAGTAAAACCTGTGCCCGTAATGAAGCGGTTAACGGTTACGGTATAGTTTGGTGCGCCTGAAACGCCAAAGGCAGCAAGCTGACCGCCCTTAAGCACACACGGCGAGGAAATAATGCCAACGATAGAGGTTACGCCATTGGCAGTAGCTCCACCTTTTGCACTATATTCTACATACTGTTCCGAAGGGTCTAGAGTTCTATTAACAATTGCCATTTAAAATTTCTCCTTAAAGTTTGATTTTCTTTTCGTCTAAACGTCGTCGATCTTTCTTTGCTACCGTGGACGTATTGATATCGGAAGTCGCCTTTTGAAATTGAGGCCTAATTTCTCTAAACATGTCCTCAGCCTGAGAACGAAAGGCTTTACTCTGCTTTCGCTCACGCTCTTCATGGGCTTCCATACACTCTCGCATCATGTCTCGTTTTTGGAGGTCTGATTCTCTTAAACGCTCCAAAATGGGAAGAATGCCGCGGTCTACAGGACGCCCTGTAAACTTCCAATCATCCGTTAGTGCAAAGATAAAAAAAGGCGCAGGTCGAGCTACTTGCAGATACGAGTCTTCGTCGAGCTGATACGCTTCCCATCGAGTGCTGTTGCGATAAACGCAAAGCTTCCCCTCTCCGCTTTCAGCGCAGTATAGTTCTCGATCAAAACGTTTCAACTCTCTCGTAATGCGTTCGGCTCGGCCCACGTCTAACCTCTTAAAAATTAGGGGCTCGTGTAGCCAAGAAGCACAGCACACGCAGCAGGTTGCTCGTTAAATAAGTTTGTGAAGTGACGAATACGTACTTCAAACTCATCCGCATCGCTCTGAGCGATATACATAGAGCCCGTTTCATCTGCAAATTGCATTGCGCAGAGCTCGTACATTTTAAGTACTTCAGCTGGCAACATTGCAATACGAACTGGGTTGTCTTTGTCTGGAACAACAGGGATTCCGTTGAAGTCCATATAGAACTTACCTTTAGAACCAAATGTTCCATCGCCCTCAAGGCTCATGTAGCGCTTGTCTGGAGCCATTAACTTTTGAATATAGCCAATGGATGTGAAGTCACACCATACAGCATTGTACGAGTTAACGTTACCGCGTCTTAAACCTTGGTTAAATGGCACCTGCATCTGAATCAAGCTTAAGCTTGGGTTTGAGGAGCTCGACAAATCAACCACGTTACCTTGATAAGAAAGAGTCGAGGAACGATCGATGTTATAGATAGTTGTAGTTAAACCATCCAAAGCATAATAGATCCCTTGAATTTCTTGGTTCAAAGAGTTTGTGCGAATGAGGTAATCGTTAATCGAAGCTGTTACAGGCTGATCTAGAGTTACGGTAGCCGTAGCGCTAGAAGCTGTGCCTGAAGAAATAGCTGTGATTGTGATGCCCGATTGAATAACAGTTCCTGCGCGAACAAGGTCAAAAGTTGTTTGAACGTCAACAAACTTTAGAGCTTCTTCGCCATCGCTTCGTCCTTTAAGAACAAGCGAAGTGGAAGCACTTGCTGCTGTGTTAACACGGCACAAGTTTCCATCACCGTTCCAAGAAAGCTGGCGAGAGATATCGCTCTTTAAGTCCTTATAGCCCATTTCTAATTCGTAAGCTGCCGAGCGAACGAAGGATCCAACGTCGCTTTGAGAAGCTTTAATCATGGGGCCAGTTACGCCAAAGCGAAGATAGTTATATTTCGCTTGGATAAGGGCTTGTTGAGTTGTTTGACGACCGATCTTAGGTAGCACGCCACCGTCAGATGTTGCGCCAATGCCTTGGTTACGCGAAGTACGCAAAGGGCGTACAACTTGATAACCGCTCCAGCCTTGCTTTACTTTCTCGCAAGCACGGTAGATGGGCACTTCTTCGTTAAGAGAGTCAACAATAGGTCCTTGATAGTAGTTTTTTAGCTCGGCAAGGCCCGAGACAATACCCTGAAATTGGTTAGCCATAACGGCGTATTCTCCTTAATTGCCTCTGCCAGAGAGGTCTTGGATCATGAAATCCTTAACGTCTGAAAGTTTCTTGAACTTTCTAGGAGCCGTGGTGGGAGTTCCTCCTCCGCTACCTACGTCTTTCCCTTTGGCATTAGCGCTTGTTTGTTTTTTGACCAGGTCGCCGTATTTGGTCTGAACCATTCGTTTGATTTCGTCGTTAACTGCCTTAAAAGTGTCTTCCCACACTTGAGCGGAGAGTTTTGCATTCGGGTCTTGGGCCAATTGTTGGTTATAGGCCTCGTAAACTCGACCGATCACTAACTCGGGAATCGCATCAGGATATTTCTTGGTAAGGTTTGAGATTTGAGATTCAATCTCTACCTTGCTTTTTGCGACCTCTTGTTCGTGGAGAATACTTCTAAGCTGCTGTAGTTCACTACGAGCTTCAACATCGATATATGGGTTCTGACCTTGGCTTTGAGTGGCTTGAGTGGACCCGGTTTCTTGAACTACCTGCTTAAGCATCTGGTGAAACTTTTGCGGGTAGACCTTAATAAACTCAGCCGCCAATTGAGGGTTCTGCTTCACAAGATTCAAGTCGGCATAAAGATTTTCGTAAAAGCGCTGTTCCGATCGAGCGGACTCAATAGCTTTACGTTCTTCAGCGAGTGTTTGAGTTTTGCGAGTATAATCCTCTTGACGAAGAATGGCTTTTTCCAAATCTTTGGGAGTCCATTCCTTGCCTTGATAACGAAAACGCTCAAGCTTATCTAGTTCAGTGATGCTTGGGGCAGCAGTCTCCTGAGGTGCTAGGTCGCCTGATAAAGATGTAGATGTGTCTAATTGGGAAGAGGCCCCATCCTGGGGCAACTGAACATCCATGTTCACTCCTAATTTGTTTTAGCAATCCACTAATCCTTTAGTGGGTGTTGCTTATTTTATTGTTCTTAAAGACCTTTTTTCTTTTTCATTCCAGCCATTGCTAAACGGGCTTTGTCGCCAACCTTTGAGGCAAGCCCTGCTCCGCCTCCGCCGTGATGATCTGCTAAGGCAGCAAGAATCTGCATATGCTTATCATCGCCAGCCATTTCACCAGAGGCTCCATGCATGGCCTTAAGTTCTTCCATGTCATGACCGGCCTCATCAGCTAAGCTTACTTCTTTAGCTTCATCGTCCATTAAGTCGCTGTCAAGAGAAGGGGCATTTCCAGCCATCTCATCTTTTGACTCATCTTCCTCATGGCCATGAAGTAGGCTCTCTAAGCCAGGCTTACCCTTCATCTCCATAAGCTTTTTTGCTAAAGCATCTTTCATTGAGTTCATTTCTTAAGCTCCTTTGGGCGGTGGCCCGGGTGGTAACGGTTGTTGTTGCGGTGGGGGCTGCTGAATACGTCCAAAGGCATCTACCTGGACCTGAGCATGAGGTTGGGACTCTTCTAATCCAGATGGCCCAGCCTCGGGACCTCCGGGGTGCATTTGATTAATGTTCTGAGCCTGTTGTTGAGCGGCTATAGGAGCCTCCCTTAAAGCAACCTCAGCTTGAAGCTTACTTTGCATAATCTGAGGGTTCTGAAGATCTGTAAGGGCATTGATATGCCAATCCATAACCCAAAGGAAGAGACCCTGCTTTTCTGTATCAAGGCCTTTAAACTTATCCGTTTTGCGGTAATCGTTCATGACCTCAAGAGCAAAAGTGTGATTATCAAACTGGCTTAATTGAGGAGTTTTACCAGCCTCAATCATTTCTATGTTTTGCTTAATCTGAGCCTCATCAAGGGCCTGAGTCTTCCACATCTCAGCTGTGTCACCGTACTCAAGCATCTTTAAGACTTTAGCCTTAAGCTTATCATCCATTGGGTTACCTAGGATGCCCATCTGATAAGCGTTTAAGATATCTTGGCGCTTAAGCACCTTGCTTGAAGGAATGGTTGATCCAGGGATGACGACAACATCAAAGTTATCTCTAAGGTCTGCTCCAACAAAGCTCTTAACTGTATATTGAAGACCTTCTCCAGCGAGCTTTAAGACCCTTGGCATCTCGTAATACTTGCCAACGTATCTTAGAATGCTCTCCCCAACCTTGGCATAACCGACTTCATTTCTAGAAGTCATAACTCCAATGCGGGTTTGATCTTGTTCTTGAAGGAAGGCCATACCGGCAGCAGGGATAGAGGCACTTGGAAGTACGCCGCGAGAGATCTCATTGATGCCAGAGATATAGTCTAGCTCACCATCAAGGGTTTGTAGATCCTTATACACGTAAGGAGGGATCTGGGGGATGTCCATGGGTTTAGGCTCAGCGGCATTAGGGACGGGCGTATACTGAACAACCTCTCCGCTTGTGTCGTTAATAGCCTCTTGCTGAAGGTTTGCCCCTTTAGCTACGATATACTTACCGGCAAGCATCTTTTTAACCCACTCAGATGTCTTAGTACGGGTAATGTTGTACTGATCTTGGATGGGTCTTAAATGAGTGATAATGGCTTCAGCGTTATAGCGTCCACCGATAGCAACGTCGTCAAACTTTGCGATATCGTACTGCCCTATTGGGAGCTCTTTATCTTCGAGTAAGACGCCGTTTGCAATGACCACCATGCGGCCTTGAGGATAGTTCTTTGAGCGAGCCTCGTAATAAACAAGCTCGATTGCAGAGTTTCTCATTTGATCCTGAGTTTGAGCTCCGGCAATACCAACCGCAGTTAGAGCGTTAGTCTTAAGGTCATACATGCTTGATAAGAGCCATGCGTCTTCTTCTCTAACGGCATCCCCACGAACAGGATAGTGCTCTTTAAAGTATTCTAGCTTTCTAACCTTAGCCTTAATGATCCACTGACATTCCTCTAGAGTCTTAGCAAGAGGGTCGGGAAAGATCTCAAGGGTGTTAAGAACTTCAATCTTAACATCCCCTTCATAACCAACCATTTCCTTTGTCTCTGGATCAATCATAGGCTTACCAAGACATGGGTCCCAGCTTACTTGAGCGTAAGCAGAGCCCCCTTGCATGCAACACATGAGCAGGTCTTGTCGCTTCTCAGTAAAGCGCTGCTTATCAAAGATGTCGTCTAGGATATGCATGCCTAAACGAGCACAGTCCTTATCTTCTTGAGAGTTTGAATTGGGTCTAATGTCGTAGCGAGGAGGGGACTGAGTGAGGCGAGAGAGTCTGTTTTGTACTAGTGGAAGTATCTTGTTGACCCGAAAGCGGTTTCTACCGAGCTTTCTCTTGGGGTCAATATTACGAAACTGCCTGTACGTTGTATCAAAATAGACTCCGTCAAAGCCCATGAGGTAAGCCACGTTGGTAAGATAGATTCCCTCGATGGCAATTCGAGAATTTGTCTGCCGTACCAGATCAATTTTTCCTCTGACGTGCTCGATAAGCTTGAGCTCGTCTGGGCTTTGGTCTCGGGCGTCTTTGACTGGCTCAAGAGGGGTACCCTCGTCTTTTTTGTCGTAGTTTTGGCTAAAGAGCTTTTTAGTGACGTCTGAAATTATACTCACATCCCACCAAGGCGAGCATTAAGCTCATTAAGTTCGGAATCATCATAAATGATAGGCTGCTGAGTCTGGCTCTGAGCCTTGGGGGAAGATTTGGCCAGGTGTTCAGTTTGAACGTATTCAGCGTAGTTACGACTCATAATTCTGTCAATGAGCTTTCGGTTTTGAATAGACCAAAAGACTAATTGAAAGATGTTGAGGGTCGCTAGATATACGATTAAGACGGTCACGAAATCCATCTTTAGATCGTCTTCTGTGCTCTACGGCGTTGGTGTTCGTGCTGCATAAACTCCTCAGCCGTCATGGCACGGGTGCTGTCAAAGATAGCTTTAGCATCTGTTCCGGCTCTAAAGACCACAACTCCTGAGCTTGTTAGAAAGGTATCGATGTTCTTGCCAGGCTTTACCTTGTCAAAGACACGGTCGGTGAGCTCAATAGAGAGGTATTCTCCTTTGGGAACGTCTTCAAACTTAGCCTCATTTAAGAAGCGAAGGTAGTCGTCGATAGTTCCAACAACGCCTTCTTTTACGGGCTCTTTTACCGCTTCTTCGTCTGCTACGAGATCCTCAAGCTTAACTGTTTTTTCGATCTTAGATTTCATTCGTCCTCCGAGTTACTTTTGTTAATTTGCTGGTCGATAAACCATCGTTCATAGTCTGGGTGGTTAGGGGCTGGCTTCTTTGCCCACTTCTTTTCCTTCTCAGGCGGGAAGTATATGTATTCGACACTTGCCAAGGCGTCGATAAGGTCGTCGTGGGCTCCCCTTGGGAACTGGAGGAGTTCAAGCTCAAGGTCGTTAAGTCCTGGGGAGAGGGTGATATGTCCCCACTCAAACCTTGGGACCAGGGATAGGATGCGCATTTGCTTAGTTTTATCAGTTGGCGGTTTAATGCCCTTAATAGGAAGAAGAACGTTACGGCGTCGCATTTCTTCATCGAGGAAGTAAAGTAAGCTTTTTTGGAACGCGACTTCTTCGATACCAATGATAGTTGGATTAAATCGTGCGTTGAGGTCAAAGATGAGTGAGATAAGCTCAGTTGGCGTAACTCGATATCTTTTAGCAAACCGAACATACCAGTGCTTTTCATGGTCAACGGCGACCACAACGACGCCCGTATAATCAGCCGTGTCTGCTTGAGATAAAGCAGGGTCAACAAAGATAAAGTTAAGAGCGTTCTTTGGGACCTCTGAGAAATAGTTAAACCAGGCCTTTTTAAACGTTTGAAGGTCTGCCGGAATGACTTCATTGAGATACTGGTTAGCAAAGAGGTAGGAACCCATGGTTCTCTTTGCTCGTTCAAGAAAGTCGAAAGATAGCTTCTGTGGGAACAGAAGGGATCCGTCTTCCCGAATTGCTTTCTCAATTATGACCTCCCACGTCCTTGTGGTTGGCATACATACTAATCCCCCAGCTTTTTTAGAGCTTCTCTCCGTGCAGAATCATAGTCTCATTATCATAAAGGGTCCACTTGTGTGTGGGCCATAGCTTTAGAGCAAACTGAAAGAACTCTTTTGGAGTATATGTTCTTAAGTGTCCAAGGTCAGTATCTGGCCACTGAGGATTTCCTCCCCCGTAACAGTACTTAGGAGTTGAGATCAGAATGTGATCAAACTTGGTCTGATACTTATAGTAGTGGTGAGCAATCTCATCTGGCTGATGAAGGTGCTCGATTAACTCAAAGCAAGTAAAGATTGTTGGGTCTTCTGGAAGAATGCTTGAGCCTGCTCTAACTTCTTCGATGAGGTAGTTAGCAGCTAAGCGCTCATGCTCTTTATTTAAGCTTGGTCCATGATATTTAAACTTTAACCCGTTCTTTTTTAAACCAATTGGGAGCCAGTAAGAGCCTGGGGCTAGTTCTATAATGTGAGGGGTTTTTCCCGCCTCATTAATCTTATGAACAAGACCCTTGATAACAAAGCCACGGGCTAGAAAGTCCATGACGGCTTCATTTATCTTTTCTTTAGTAGAGCTAATTAAGAACTCGGTCTCTTTGATGTGCTGATGGTGCTCGATATACTCCATAGCAGTAGAGAGCTTTTCATAGATACGCTCTCTTAGCATCTGAGCTTGAGCGGGCACGTAGTCTCGATAAAAGCCTGGAAGGTTATCAAGTAAGAGGAGGGCTCGCTCAACCTCGTCACTGATAATCATTTGTTCAACGCAAGAGAGGTATTGATCTAGGTTAAAGTACTTGGGTCTACCCAGGTTTTTAGGATCTTTAAAATCGAAATCTTGAGCTTTTATCTCTGTGGGGGAAGCCATTGAGATCATCCTTTTTCTTATAGCTTAGATTATCTAAGTACACCCCAATCCAAGAGGCTATTACAACAGTTATTAATAGCCCGATGCAAAAGGAGTCTTCGCTCATTGAGGGATGTCGTCCTCAACTATTTTAAGCGTCGTTCTGCTCTCTTCTCTTTCTATGTAGCACTCTTTATACTTCTTAAGCTTGTAGATAACTTCATGAGAGATGGGCGCCTTCTTAAGAGAAGCGATGAGCCCTTTAAGAGACTTAAAGCTCTTTTGATACATCTGAGGCTCTTTAGTCTTATCCTTAAAGACGATGGACTCAAGAAGAGTAACACTCATGTAAGTGTAGCCCCACCGCTTGAGAACCAAAAGAGGGCGGCAACTGTGGCTGTAGCTCCTGAGCAGCCGATGTAAAAGGCAGCAGGGCCCATGATTGGAAAGGGCTCAACGGTTGCTGAGACTAAGGGCCAGCCTCCGATAGCTTGGCTTGCTCCTGCTATGGTTGCTCCACTTGCGGCATTAGGTAGGATCTGAACGGTCGAGCCTGAAGCACCTAGGAGTTTAAGTTGAACGGCACAGCAGCCAGGAGGCGGAGTTAAGAGATATGGGTGAAGTGAACTGCTTAGTGTTCCAATGACAATTTGGGTAGCTCCAACTAGGTATGCATCCCTTTGACCGCTCATATGATTAGCTCCTGTTCAGGTTTAACTTCATGCTCTAAGATGTGCGCAATAAGGTCAAGCTCGCTATAACGGGTTCCGATGATAACGATCGTGCCTCCGGGCTCAAGGATACTGGTTTGCATCCTATAGTGGTCAATGACCTTTTTAGCCTGATCTGGGTTGGCGGTATTAGAGGGGCTGTTCATATCATCCATGATACAGACGTCATAGTGCTGCCCAATCTTTGTGGCTCCGATGCCTGAGCACGTGATGCTTGCCTCTTTTAGGTTCCTTGTTCTTTGTTTAATGATGATCTCAGATTCGTTCCACGTAGAACTTTTAAAGTCTCCAAAGAGATGGGTAAGGATTGGGTTTTGAAGGTGTCCCTTAATCTCTCTTAGGAAGGTTGTAGAGTTTGTGTAGAGCTCTGAATCAAGAAGGATTCTTAGATTGGGATTGTTAAGCAGTAAAAAGACGGGGTAGGCGACACACGCTAGAGAGCTTTTAAGGGAGCCACGGGGCATTACTATGAGTTTTCGAGTCGAGGCACTTTCTAAGGTTTGAATAAGGCTTCCGTGAGTTCTTTGATTAACGTCGTTATAGTTTAGAGCGTATTTAGCTAAATCAAAAAGAGAGCCTTTAAAGCGCTTAAACCATTGAAACTGCTCTTCTTGCTCATGGCTTAATCTGATCTTTTGCATACTTATCGCTTAAAGCTTGAAAGAGTTGGGGAATAGCTTCGGGCGAGGCTCTAACGTCAACGATCTTTTCTTCTTTTTGACCCAATACAATCTTTCCAAGCCAGATAAGCATGGTGACGTTGCCTTTCATGGCGACTTCAAACTGTTTCTTTTTAAGACTGGATTTACCGTTTTCTCTACCCCTTTTAATGACTTCCGAATAACGCTCGAGTGTGTCTACGGAGCAGCGCATGACAGAGGCTATTTCAGCGAGGCTACAGTTAATCATAGCGAGCTTTTCGATTTGATCTTCATCAAGCTCTAGGCGTGGTCTAGCCATTAAATTAGCTCAGCTTTCTTGCCGGTATATTTCTCCCAGCGAGCAACAATCACGTCACAATAATGTGGATCAAGCTCCATCATAAAGCATTTGCGATTGGCCTTTTCGGAAGCAAGTAAAGTTGTTCCTGAGCCGCCGAAAGGTTCAAAAAGCAAATCGGATGGTTTTGAAAGAGCTGAAATTAATTGTTCATAAAGATTTACTGGCTTTGGACACGAGTGAAGTTCCCTTAAATCTACGCCGTTGAGCTGCTCTCTTTCTGTTGGAACCGTAAGGACGTCGTTGTTTAACCCTTTGTTGGTTGGATTTAATATTAAAACAGGCTCCCATGTTGAAGCGCCTCCAACACCATTCCCGGCTTGAGAGAATTTCTTGTACCAAACCGCAACTTTTGTTTTTCCAAAGCGATCAATATCGCGGCTTAAATTCATAAGCCCAGGAGTCCAAACTTTTCCGCAATCGTGAAGAGCAAAAACATCAAAAACAAGTTGAGCGTTAGCTTCTTTGTCGTCGTCTTGGTGTGATTTGTATTCGTAACCAATCCCATAAGGCGGATCAGTAAACACCATATCAGCCTTCTCGCCATTCATAAGCTTTTCAACGGCATCAATGGAAGTTGAGTCACCACACATGAGCCTGTGATTTCCTAGATGATAGATGTCGCCTATTTTAGTTTTGGGCTCAACATGCTCAGGAACTTCATCCTCATCACATCCGGGCTCAAAGTCTTCTGGGAGTTTAAAGTCTGGGATACCTAAAAGGTCTAAGTCAAAATCAGGACCGAATTCTAGGACGTCCTTTAAGACCTGTCCTAGGTCAGACTTGGCAAGTCTTGCGATCTCGTTATCAGCAACCATATCGGCGTATTCGTCTTCTTCGGACGCATAATCCTGGTAATCAACGGGAAGTTCGGTCCATTTATTAGTAAGGGCTGCTTCTAATCTTCCGTGCCCCTTTGTCATAAGGCCTGAGCGATTAGACACAACGATGGGGTTTCTTACCCCTTGATGCTTCATAATCTTAGCCAGAAGCTTAATTTGTTCAGGCGTATGCTTATTTGGGTTTTTCGGATTAGGCTTTAGGTCTTTAATTGAGACGACAGCGTCGTGAGCGCATTGAATATTCATCACGTGTTCACTTCCTTGTGAGTGTGATTTGAGGGAAGAATTAAAACTAGGCTAGCATAGATCTTAAGAGGGGTGTCAAGATGGTCGATAAATTAAGTCAGAAGGGACTGGTTTATGGCTGAGTTTCGAGCTCTCTTTCCTACTGTTGAGATTTATTGGGAGGCTCAAGAGAAGGACAAAAAGGGGGAAAGCGACCGCATTCCCGATTGGATGTGGCAGAGGACTGGTCAGTATCGAGTTTTACATCTTAACAAGGTTAAACTTATGATGTTTCAAGAGAAGCGAATACTCATAGGTTGTGGCAAGGAAAAATGGAAAACACTTTTCAAAGAAAAGAGGGATGAGAATGGGAGAATTTCTACAACACAATGGCGGGATAGTGGCAACGGTGCTTGGGATAGTTATCGCCTTAAACATTTTCTTAACTGGCTTAAAGGGTGCTTTAGAGAAGATTAAAGATATGACGAGTACGAAGGTTGATGATGATCTTTATGCGTTCTTAGATAAGATTGTGGGCTTTTTAACAAAGGTTGTGGATACGGTGAGTGCGAATAAGGAGCATAAGTAGAGTTTGTGATAGAGTTTTTGCGTACACTACCAATTTTGATTAGATTTCTCTTAGAGCTAAAAAAGCTTTGGGATGAGGGAGTACATGATGCTGAGAAGAGGGAGATGCTCTCTAGGCTTAGTGAAGCAACGAAGGTGGCTAGAGAAAGTAAGGATACCTCTCATCTTGAAGCTATCTTTCGCGACGTTGTGTCTAAGTTGTAGCTTAGGCTCAAAGAGGTCGAGTGTTGATCCTGGGCTTATGCTTTGGGAGGGGAATAGTATGGGTGGGAGTATTGTGAGGGCCCAGGATGGATCCTTTATTGGGTGCCATGATGAGCGTTTTGATTCTTATGTTTGTATGAGTCATGAAGAGTACAATAATTTAATCATTAAGATCTTTGAGGGCTCTCGTTGTGAGTAGGGATCCGGTGAGTGATGGAGCGATAGACTTAATAGCGCTCTTAGTTGAGCATGAAGGGGTTCGTTTAAAGCCCTATAGAGACTCTGTGGGTAGGCTTACGATCGGGGTTGGTAGAAACCTTGATGACGTTGGGATTCGTTATGGCGAGGCTCTTGAGCTCTTAAAGAATGACATAGACCACATTCATGCACAGCTACTCTCTTCCTTTAGTTGGTATAAGGACCTAGACCAGGTAAGACGCGACGCTCTAATTGATATGTGTTTTATGGGGATAGGGGCTTTAAGTGGGTTTCATAAGTTTTTAAACTATATGGAGCTTGGGCTGTACGAAGCAGCAAGTGTAGAGATGCTAGATAGTAAGTGGGCTAAGCAGGTGGGAAAGAGGGCAACTGACCTATCCTACATGATTAAGATGGGGTTATACCCAAGGCTTTCCCCATTAACGCCGGTTTAGTTTATAATCCCTGATTCTTAAAGCCATGCTTCTCGTTATAGTAGTTCCTGTTAAATTCCCGCTCTTCAGTGGTGAGGGCATCATCAGCGGTAATGCCAGAGTAGTGAAGGGTAAAGGCTGCTGCTGTAATGGCAGAGGGTATCCCAGCTTCAGAGGCTCTCTTACAGAAGTCTAGGTCGTCTTGACCGGTCTTAAAGATAGGATCAATGCCACCTAACTTAAAGTAAGTGTCCTTGTGCATGAGGGTACAGTAGAAGGCAATCCAGGGGACGATTTGAATGTTCATGTCTGGAAGGTAGGTGCCCCAGATGATGTGTTCGATATCTTCTGGAGAGATGTCCTTTAAGCGGTACTGAGGCTGATCAAAGCTCTTAATATTTCCTTTAAACTCAATTTGCTGAGGTCTTACGTAAAGCTTTCCCATCTCACAGTTTGAGTGGGGCTCAAGTAAGATGGGCTTCTCACCTAAGAGTCTAAAGCTTAAAAGCATATTCTCGATGCACTTATAATTTAAGATCACATCGTCATTTAAGAGACCTAAATATTCGCAATCCTCATCGATATGTGGCTCTAGATATTTAACCTTCTCTGGGAAGTGTTTATGATCTGGTAAGTGAAAATGAGTATGCTTAATGTGCCTTACATTTGAGACTTCAATATTAGGCTCATGTTCTCCACTTGAAGCAGAGAGAACTCTAATGTCGCTTCTTAAAGTCTGAGCATTGATGGACTTAAGACACGAATTCATAAGTGTGGTTGAAAGAGGTCCGTGAGTGATAACGATCAAATTAATCTTAGCCAAGGAAGTCCCCCGTTTTTAGTCCTTCATTACAAAGAAGAATACATAAAAGATGGTTAGCAAATAAAGTGTCAAGATTATTTCCCGCATCTTGTTTAGTTTAGTTTTTCTTGTTGTTACTTATTCTTTTGAAAGCTTAAAGCATAACTTTGTCCGACTGTAAAGCCAGACTGATTCTTCTCTTCAACTAACATTTGAGTTTTGCCTTGAGAGGTATCGTAAACAAGGATGGCTGAGTAAATGAGATCTCCCGCTCCAACTTGTTTAATTATAATCTGAGTACAGACTGCTGTTACAGTAGGCACAACGTTCTTCCTTAATCTTCTCGAATGAAAGTGAGAATAAAGCGCTTAGATCCTGTCAGATCTTCGACATTTCGTCTAATGACATCTTCGTTAATTGAGATTGTGTTAAAGCTTAAAGCATTACTCTCATCAGGTTTAGACCAGAAGCGAATCATGAACATTCCACCTTGAGTCCTACCCTTAATAGTCCAGTAAATGATCTTAGTCTTATTCTCTCTCTTGATATTCACAGATTCTTAGTCTTCTTGCTTAAGAGCCTTCTTGTCTACTAATTCTTCTCTAATTGAGTAAACCCAGCTTCCCTGTCTAGGAGAAAGCCTTGTCACCTCTGAATTCCACTTCTCTAGTATGAAACTCACAGACTTATCCCAGTACTCGTTCTCATTCTTAATCTTTAAGAGATCTTCTTGACTGATATCTTCACTTTCAAAGAGCTCACGGACTTTCACATTCCACCTTTTCTTAAAATAACAACTCTGGATTTGCGCTCTTTTTCAATTTGTCTCTTCAGCTTAGCTTCTCTTTTTTTATTTAGTCTCTTAAAGGGTTTTCTCGCCCCCATTTTTTTCTTTTTATGCTGAATATCTAGATATTTTTCTAGTGCTCTTTGAATAAAGAGCCTTCCGGGCAGTTTCCCCAGTCTTATTTCCATATTCATGAATGTAATTATGAAGTCTTTCGGGTATTGCAATTAGATTATCAGTTGAATTGTTTAGCTTGTTTCCATCTATATGAATGATGATGAACATGCCAACCGAGTGGGATTCTTCCATAAGCACGTTTGTAAACTTCTCTATGAACATACAAAGTACCAGACATCAGATAATCATGATTTATAAACCCTTGTGATCTCTTTGTATCCAATAGCGACTCCAGAATAAAGAACGCCCTAAACTAGCGACGTTCTATCAGGTAAACCCTTTGCCTCTCTTTTGCAGAGCCAATGAGCAGATCCAGGCTTTGATTTTAAATAGTTCAAAGCAATTCCTGACAAGCGCTTGCTATTTCAAGCGTACTCACACTCAGGAGATGCCGTAGTCTATGGACGATTTTTAACCCCGGTCCACATATCTTAGACAGTAAGGCGATTGGTTTCCCCCCGCCACCCTAACTCTTTTGTCTAAGGTCCCACGTCATCAGTCATGTTTGGGCTTTGAGTAACCCCATGGTAGCCCCACGAATTTAATTGTAAGCGCCATCGTTTCCTTGCCGACCGCTCACTTCGTATTTGCTTCATTTTCGTTATTTATGTTCTTGATATCTGACCGGGCTAGCCGTAGTATCAGTGCCATATATAACTTAAATTAAGCACTTACGTTATAGGCCAGGATTCCCGTCCTGGCTATTCTTTTTTAAGCTGACAGAGATTTTTTTGAACTTGTACTCTTTAAGAGAGAGATGCGGCGTGGGAAATCGACTGTGGTGCCGGGGTTTACCGGTGGGTAAGTTTAAAAGACTTGCGCCGTGCACATCACAGAAGAGCGCTGTGGCGCCATAGACAACACCTTAAAGTGTTTAAACTTAGGGGTGTCACTGGAGACACGCATTCGATATAGCAGGCTAAAACTGGTGCAATCCTGCATGTTGGTGGCACTTAGCCAGAGTCGCGCCTGGCCATCTCTCACTTTTTCTCTAGACACCTTGAAAAGAATTCACTATTCCTAGTCGCTCTTCCCCAAAAGGCCTAAAGAAATAGCACCCTCCTCGATTCTCTAACGGCCTTAGGGGGGAGAAATCCTTAATTCTTCTTTAAAGTCTCATTGGTAAGTTTAAATTCAAGGTAACAGACCTGATAAGCCTGGTTTAAAAGCTCTAATAGCCTCTCAGCTTGATTCTTCTCTGCCTGCATAAGGGTTAGGCCCTTAATGAAGTCTCGCCAGTCCTTAGAGGCGTATACGTGGCACTCTCGCTCTTTTACATTAGCCCCTTGAGTAGAAAGATAAAGCTCAGCAAAGAGAACCTTTTCATGAGCCTTTAACTCGCCGTATCTCTTTTCAATCTCAAAGAGTCTTTCAATCTGATTGTGGATCTTTACTAACCGACCCTTGAGCAGCTCGTCCATCTTGGTCCTCTTGTATTTCCCTGCTTAAAAGAAGGTACTTGGCGTAATCAATTAAGTCCATTTGATAAGCCGTTGCTAAATTATGCCTTCTTAGGCTCTCCTTAAACGCTCTTCGTAAAGCTTCCCTTGAATCTGCTTCATACTTCTCGGTGATATACTCAGGATAAAATCCCATAAAGCTTTCCCCCCTACTTTAAAGACCCAGAGTTTATTAAGTCCCCAATCTTCATTACAAGCTCACGAGCTAAGATCACAGAACTATGGTTTCTAGAGATGGTGTAAGGACTCTCGATGTAATCAAGGAGGGATTCGATAGCTTCTCGTAACTGCTTAATAGCCTCTTCCTTTGTCATGGCTCCCCCTCACTCCATACGCATATGATTTCAATATCAAAGATCTTAAGCTTTGAAGCGGCCATAACCATTTCGTCTTGATCAAGGTGCTCAGAAACATCAACTAAGCCATCTAGATTTCTAAAGGCTATGAACCATCGCCTCATGATTAAGACCTCCGCTTCTTTTATAATAATATACCTCATTGACATATTGTGTCTAGACAAATATCTAGACGTATCGATTTAAGATATCCTATTAAGAAATTCATGAAGAAAAAAATATCTGTACCAAGGGTTAATAGGCGTAAACTGACTCTCTTTACCTTTCGAGTTGAGGAAGATTTAAAAGATGCCTTTATTAAACACTGTAAAATTAAGTACGAGGACAGTGCTTCTAATATCTTAAGGCGTCTTATTAAGAAGCTATTAAGCTCTAAGAGAGCGGGATAAGGGAGGGGTTAGTGATTTATCTAAACTTTGAATTTGAATCAGATTCGGTTGCCGATAAAATGGGCTCAGACCTCTGTGCACGTTTATCCGTGGACGTAAAAGCAAATGGGGATCAGATAGAGAGTGTCGTTATCTATAACAAAGATGACGACATGAAGCTTATTGATATTAACGATCTTCACGAATACGAGCAGGATCGTTTAATGGATAAAGCCTTATACGAGCTTGATATGAGATCTCAAAAAGAAGATCCAAGTGACTCTTTATATGAACTAGCCCGTGACCTTGCCTTGCTCCAAAGCCCCGGAGAAGAGGTTCCATGAATCTAACAAATAAATATGGCTACAGACGCTCTATCGTCCGAGCCATAGAGAAGGATCCCTATACCAAGGGGGCTTCTGACTTTAGCGTCACAGAGCTCTTACAACCAAGTAGGCAGTGGGCCCTAAAAAAGCAGTATCAAGAAAAGCTCACAGAAGATGTAGATGATCGACTCTGGGCCCTTTTTGGAACAGGGGTGCATAGAGTCTTAGAAGAGGGTGCTGACCCAAGAGACTTGGTTGAAAAGCGCTTTTTTATGAAGCTCGCAAATCACACTATATCAGGCCAAATAGATCTCTTAGAGCACGATACTCTTGATCTGTGCGACTTTAAGACAAGCTCCGTCTGGGCCTTTATGGCAGGTCGTGAAGCTAAGGATGAGTGGACGGCTCAGCTTAACATGCAGCTTGAGCTCCTAAGATTTAATGGTCTAGACGCTAAAAAGCTCTTTATCATAGGGGTTCTTAGAGACCACATGGAATCAAAGGCAAGCTCAGATAAGAAGTATCCTCAGATGAAAATCGTAGAGCGAGAAATTGAGATGTGGCCTAGAGAAAAGACCATCGACTTTATTTTATCTAGAATCGAGTCACACGCCAAGGCCCTTAAGGAGCTACCTCGCTGTAAGGCTTCAGAGGCCTGGGCTGGGAGAAGATGTGCTCGGTACTGCATCGTAAATACTTACTGTGATCAATATCAAGGGTCTAAGAAAACAGGCCTTTTAGAAGGAGAGACGACAACATGAAATTTAAGAAAATTGAAAGTGCTGGGGGCGGGGAGCGTTCTAATAAATTTATTCATCTTAAGGATGGCGAGAGCGTCAAAGGCGTTTGCCGAGGTGAAGTCTATGAGTTCTTTGTTAAGTGGATTGATGGCAAGGCTCACGTAGTTCAGAGCGATGCTCCAGGAGCAAGGTCCAAGTTTCGAGTTAATCTTATCGTCTCTGAGAATAATCAGATGGTAGCTAAGATTTATGAATTTGGCTCAAGTGTTTCTAATCAGTTTTATCACCTTCAAGAAGACTATGATCTCTCTAAAACCTTTGTGAAGATTTCTCGTAAAGGCTCTCAAATGAATGACACCGAATATATGGTGATCCCGCTTCCTGGAACCCCAGATGAAAAAGCTCTCGCTAAGGTTGAGCTTAACGTTTTAGAGCACAAGGAAAAGCCTCAAGAAGAATCTCAAAGTTATCAAAGTAAGATTCCACCACATTTAAGAAAGACTCAGAAGGATACTCCACCAGAAGATCTATGGGATAATAGTCCAGAGCCCGGTGATACAGAAGACATACCATTTTAAGGGGGATCCATGAGCCTTAAGTTTAAAGAACATTTTGATATTCATCGATGTGGACTAGATAAGAATGAAGTTATGGACGCAATCCAGTCGATCTTCGACAAGTGGCTTGCGAGCCAGCCGATGGTGTATGGAATAAGTCTCGAAGATAACTGGAATGACGAAAAATGTCCATCAGACGAGCTTACCGCTCGTCTTGTCGACATTCGGCCAATTGAGAAGCGGAAAGAAGAGTCAAAGGTCACAATCACGCGCAGCCAGCTTCTTGAAGCATGTAAGGCGGCTGATGGATATGACAACTTTGACGTACTTTGCGAGAGGCTGGGACTTTGATGAGCGTTTGGTATTGGGAAGAGTTTGACGAATTGCTTTTGATGGTAAGCAATCAAGTGATTGGCAATTTTGACATAAATGAAATTGACGAAGTTTATTGGCCAAGGGTTAGCCTTTCGAACTGCGTTTACATTGGAGAATTCGAATGAAACTCCTCTGCTGGCTTGGTTGGGAAAACCTTAAATGTACTTGTTCAATAAGTAGGCCGAACACAGGCAATACGTATTGTTTAAATTGTGGGAAATCAATTCAATGAAACTTCTCTGCTTCTTCGGATGGCACAAATGGGTAAGTGGACCAAGTGATACGCGTGTTCATTGTGAACGGTGTTGTGAGGTTCTCACAAACGACAGATTCTTAGATTGAGAAAAATGCGAGTTTTTGAGAATTAAAGTTTGCAGGATATTGGTTTTACTTAGGAGTACTCATGACCTTTAAAGAAGAGCACGATGAAGCGGCTGAGAAGTATGCCAAATATAATACAATTTTTGAAGATGAATTTTCAAATGATAAGCGAGCATTCCAAGCAGGCTACTCCGCAGCGCTGACATCGGGTGTGATAAGTTTGCTCGTGCTTCATGTAAGACGTGAAGTTAAAAAATATGGCGCCGAGGCATCACCGGAATTAGCAGGAGCACTCGCCGCGTACGAACAGGCGATGAAGGAAGTGGAGGGGGAGAAGTGAGACAATATTGTTGGGATTGGCACACTTTTGCCATCGGAATAATCATATCCCCCGCGCATGGTTATTTCAGATTGATGTTCGGACCATTTGAATTTTCTTGGTACTTCAATGTTGTTAAGCCGGGAGATTCCAAATGACAGACGAGAAGGCAAAGCAGGTGCAGTGGTGGACAGTCGGAATCGCTTCAGACCTTTATGGTGGTTGTTTTTGGGAAGTAACAGATTGTAGCGATAGCGCTCCAGATACAGACGAAACACGCGAACGAAAAGTCATTGCCCTTGCCGATGTGCTGCCTGCGCTGAGGGCGCTAGAATCCGTCCAAAAATCTTTACAGTGGTTTGCCAATGAACATGGTTTGCGTTTTGAAATACCTCAAGAGATTCATCACGCAATCGCGGTTGATTTGCCATTTGAAATTGATGAAGCCCTCGCACCTTTTTTATCGCTCTTGGAGGTCGAAAAATGAAAGAAGAATGGAAGCCATTTCCTCCACAACCTGAAATCTTAGTTTCTTCGCTTGGCCGAATCAAAGGCATTAGGGGCGGCGTTACTTTTGGGCAAAAGACCCAAAAAGGATATTTAAGTAAAGTGATCCGAATTAAAGGAGTTCCAAAGTCTTTCAAGGTTCACAGAATGGTCTTATTGACATTCAAGGGCCCGAGCGAATTAGTTTGCAATCACATCAATGGAATCAAGCACGACAACCGTCTGGAGAATCTAGAATACGTAACATCACGAGAGAACCAAAAACATGCTTATAAGACCGGCTTAAAAAAGCCGCTTCTTGGCGACAAGGCCCCCTCGTCAACTTTGCCTAAAGCCAAGCTGTTTGAAATGCTCGACGAATTAAACGAGAGCCCGCTTGGCCATCGTCGAAAGGTAATCCGAAAGTACGGAATTTCAGACACCACTATTTATAGAATTTTAAAAGGCCTTCACAGGGTCCAGGATTTTAACGAGTGGAAAAACAACTTAAATGGACCTTTTAAAATTGGACATGAAAAACAAGCTTGCAAACATGGCCATAGCTATAATGGGCCCAACTTAAGAATCGACGCACAAGGAAACAAGTTTTGTCGGTCATGCAACTGGTATCGAAATCGCGGCCTGAAGATTAGTCCCGAGATCGCACCACTTAAGCATTTATTGAAGGAGGATGAGACGTGAAATTCAGAAAGAAGGCTGTCGTGATTGAGGCCATCCAATTTGAAAGCGCTAATTTACGTCCAATGTTGGACGCATGGGGGGCTGAATTCTCACGAACAGTAATTATGCAAGACGTAGAGACCGGCCTGATAATAAAAACATTAGAGGGCGAATTTCTCGCCTCACCAGGAGATTGGATTATTAAGGGAGTCAAAGGCGAATTTTATCCATGCAAGCCAGATGTCTTTGAAGCAACTTATGAGGCGGCAGAATGAACTCACTTCGCGACAAGCTGCTGGCTAAAGTGAACAACATGGACGATGTCGATAAGC